TCTTTGATTCAATTTGTGCTAGCTGCCACTGTAAATAACGATTATCATCTTTATTACATTGACATTGTTTTGTTTGCACTAGTTGCGGTTTAGGTAAAAAAGTCTCAATAAAGCCGATAACAGCAAAACAACTTACTAAGACAAAAGCAACAAATGATAATTCAGTTCTGCTCATAGCTTCGCAAATGCTCCTATAGAGTTTTATCAAGCTGACTAACAGCTTTTTCTACATCTGATGCCGTTAATCCTACCGTACCGTCAATGTGAAGAAAATTCAACTTAGCGGCAGAAATACCCAAGTCCATATCATCGATTACCAAATATTTGCCGTTAAACCGCGAAGCGTTAGCCGACAACCATTCGGTGATTTGCGCTCCTCTATCCATTGTCTCTGACGAAACGTCCTTACGAGTAATACCTATGATCCTGTTAGCGTCAATCCAATGCGATTGCAACATGTAGCGAAATCCATCTAAAGTCATTCCGCCACCTAATACCATATATCGCCAAGCCGACGAGACGACAAAATTAGCATTAGTCCTCCACAAGATTTGATTAAATCTCTGCGCAAGCAATGGCTCTATAGTATTACATTTGATAATGGGATGAGTATTGTGATTATTAAGACATCCGTCAATATCCATAAAAATCAATGGTTTTTTCGGCAAAGAAATCATTGAATATCTACGTGCGGCGACATAGCCCCCATTACTTGACTTGAGGTTTGCAATAATACTCCATTTTTATCAGTTACTGCACAATCCTCAACTAAAGTCACAAACACATTATACGTGCCGGGCGTGTATACGTCAAACTTTTGCTGCGCTAGCGTAATATGGGTCTCAACATCCTTTTTAACCTCTGTAAAATAACCAATTCCGTCATATACCTGAGTAAGTACGTGACGAAACTGCCCATCCAAAGGATCAACTCTACGAAGTGACACTTCCCAATAATATACGGCATCTCTTGCTAGATTTTTAACCGTAGCGTCAGAAGAAAAAGTAATTCCGTGTTCTACTGCTTGAGCTGAAACAGCAATTTTATCAGTTTGCGTAACTACGGGACGTTTTGTCTCGGTAGAGAACTTGACAAGCGTCAGTAGCCCGATTGCTACTAACGCCATTGGAACGATTAAAATTTTAAAAACTTTCATATCATGTCCTTAAATTGGTGGTTCAGGAATAGTAAATTGTTGAGAAAAATTAGCAATTTGTCCGCCACCCCTGGCTTGGTTAATAACCACTTGAAGTTTATACAAACCTGGTGGTTGAGCGCCCCAATATTCAGTAGGAGATTGAACGTTAGTAAAAGAATTACATTGCATAGATCCAGCCGCACTTGATACCGATCCGACCTGATCCCATGCAATCCATTCTGTATTCCACATATATAATGTTTCTGTATAGGCCTCATACAACATGCAATGCGGAGCCGATGAAGACGTAAGGGCTCCTGAACAATATTGGGGATTATACCCGCCAGGATTATATAAAGTACGAGTTCAAATTAATCAACCCAGAGGCGGCGGTATAATGGCAGATTTTTCTGATCAAATCACTATTCCATCTTTCTAAAGGACAAATTATGTTTAAAAAGATTTTACTTTCAGTTGTCGCAACAGCCATGCTAATTACTAATATGGGTGCGGCTAATTGTCTTTTGACTGCTAGGGTTCCGCTATTAAATATATGGTTTGATTATCTAGGTAATCATACTTTTGTTCAAAGCGATTTTACCGTTTATTTAATGTGTAGTCAAAATGGGGCAAATCCAAACCCTTGTATGA